TTTATTGATATCAATAATATTTTTAATCTCCCAATGCATTTGACCCATAATTTTCTCTACTTTTTCTAAGTATTCAATAATAGAATCCTGTTCAGATATAGAATCATTAAGCTTACTAACAGAATCATGCCTTTCTGCAGCAGATTCTGCAGCTGATTGACTAATCTTTACTGGTGAATCGATAATAACCTTTTTAACTAGTTCTTTTTTAAGTTGTTTTTTCTTTCTAATAAAGGAATTACGATTAATCTTCGCATCCATTAAGCGTGCAACCCAGAAATGCTTCTTAGCTGGTAACCTCATTTGAGATTCTTTAATATTGAAATCATCTAAATATAAATCTTTAGTAATTTCTTCAATATACTTCTTTAGCAATTCCATCCATCTATTATAAATATATATAGAATGGAATCAATAGGTAAATTTGAAAAGATATTTTATAAGTTGTTAGAAAGCAATATTGCAGGTGATGGGGGTGCCTTAGGTGATACAGCGGCTGTGTATGATCCTGCAGCAGGTAGAATATCTTCAAATGATGATGCTTATGCACCGGGAGATGCAAGAAGACCTAAAGTATTAGGTAAGGTGGTATCGAGAGCTGGTACTGTTGGAGGTAAAAAGAAGAAAAAGAAAAAAGAGGTTGATGGATTAGATGGTTTATATTTATCTGGAGAGGAAGAAGAGGCATTACCTGAAGAGGATGCTGAAAAAAAGAAAGCAGATAGATGTAAACGTAAGGCTGATTCAGTTTATGGTAAGAAGACTTCTGCATATAAGTCAGGAGCTATTGTAAGATGTCGTAAAGGTAAAATTTGGAAAAAGAAATGACACAGAAAGAATTATTAGAAGCTAGCGACTCACTTAGGCAATGGTTTAAGCGTGGCGGTACTGATCCTAAAACAGGTAAAAAGTTTAAAGGATGGGTGAATTGTAAGACAGGAGGACCGTGCGGTCGTAAGTCTAAAAAATCTGGTGGTAGTTACCCTGCGTGTAGACCTACTAAGGCTGCGTGTAAGAAAATTAAAGGTAAAATGTATAAAAAGAAAAGCTCTAAGCGTGTTAACTGGAAAAAAGGTGAAAATGCTGAGGATGTGCATAAGCCTGTCAAGCCCGGCATACTTAAAAATAGGCTAGGTAAGCTTTCATGTAGTAAAGTACGTGGAGCTAAAGGTAAGCTTAAAAATAAAGGTACCCATTACGCTAAAGCCCTTCAACGTTATTTAAATTACCACTGTTAAGCATAAATACTGTTATGGAATTTGATGATTTAGTTGACGTCTACTTGGAAAAATACGTTAATGAGGGTAAAAAAGGACTTACAGGTTTAGCTTTACTTGCACAACAGGAGCGTGGTGAGAAGGTTGGTAGAGATGGTAGAGGTTTAGGTCCTGATTCAAGAGAAAAAGATGATAAGATTCAAGCAGCTCTAGATAAAGGAGACATTGATGAATCAGATGCTCGTCAAATTAAACGCTATCGTGAAGTACCAGAAGAAGATGCTGAGTATAGAGGACGTAAGGTTTCACTTAACAAACCTACGAGAGGTGACGTTAAGAAGTTTAAAGTGTACGTAAAGGATCCTAAATCAGGTAATGTAAAGAAGGTAAACTTTGGTCATGGAGGTACTTCTGCTAAGAGAAAGGGTGAAAAGACGATGAAGATTCGTAAAAGTAATCCAAAAGCTCGTAAATCTTTCAGAGCCAGACATAATTGTGACAATCCTGGTCCAAAAACAAAAGCTAGGTATTGGTCTTGTAGAAAGTGGTAGATTTAGGTCATTGGGAGGGGGTTCTAGAAGAAAACGCTGACCTACCTTACGGTTTCATTTATAGGATAACTAATCTTACTAATGATAAGAAATATATTGGTAAGAAACAATGTCAATCTATTAGAAAGCGTCCTCCTTTGAAGGGTAAGAAAAATAAACGCCATGAAAAAATAGAAACCGATTGGAAGACCTACACTTCATCATCTAATGGACTTAATGAGGACCTTGAAACGTTAGGTATGGATAGTTTTAAGTTTGAAATACTTAGATGGTGTGATTCGAAGTGGGAGTTGAGTTATTACGAAGCTAGATTACAATTTAAAGAAGAAGTATTACTTCGAGATGACTACTACAACGGAATTATCAATGTTAGAATCGGAGGTCGTAAGTGATCCAGTACGTGGATTTGAGTTTATTAACTTTAATAAGTGTTTAGATAGGTCTTTTAATGAATATCTACTCTATATTAATGAAAACGAGTTAAAACTAACAAGAAAAGATAAGAATAAGCTCGGAGTACACTTTATTATTAAGGAATTAGTAAGAGTATGTAGAGAAACTAATAGTAAAAAGTGGTTTTACTATAAAACTAACGGTAAATCTATTGAACATACTCTAGTTAAGCGTATTTTTAATGCTTTACCTACTAATATTACATATAATGATGAAGACTTTAGTACTTTTCTAGATGATCGTGACTATATGTCATTTAATAAGAAAGATACTTCAGCTGTTTCATTTTATAAGTTTAGATTATTTTTAAGAAGATACGAACTTCAGCAAATTGAAAAGGAGTTTCTATCAAATATAAATATAAAACTCTCTTTATTGCCATAAATATATACATGAGCAAGTTTCTGAAGTTAATAGAAGAGAACAAACCAGGAGAAGGTCCTTTTACAGTAGAATATAAAGATAAAGACGGCAACCTAATGGCAACAGTTACGTTACCTAACGATGTTGGTTCATCTTATGATAACTTCTTAAAATTTGCAGAAGAAAGCGGTGGACATTTAAACGTTGAAGATAATGAAGCGAAAAATCAAGTTGATACTATAAATGCTATAGCAAGTTTACCAGATCAATCTTTTGGTGGTCAGCTTACAAGTAAAACTAAAAGACAATTACAATTGGCTAAAAGAAAAATGTCTTCAGCTGCATTAAAAATAGCTGACAAATTTGATAAAGCAGCAGGAAAATGAGAACTTTAAAAATAATGGAAGAGATGATGTCTCTCTTTGAACAAGAAGAGGATGTTGATATTGCTGAAGTTGAAACAACTGATACTGACGCAGAAACAACTGAAGAAGCTCCATCCCCCGGTGTACAAGCTATGGCAGAACTTATAGCAGCTGCTTTTGCATTTATGCCTACTGATGAAGAGGCTAGTGATATAGAGGAACTTGAATTAAAAGAAATAGGATCACATACTAGTGCTCCTGAAACAGAAGATCCTAATCCAAGATCACTAATTAAAAGTGTGGTAGTTAGGTTGCCAGTAGCTTTAAGAGCAGTATATACTAGAGGACCTGGTTTAAGTGGCATTACTCCTGAGTCGGAGCTATATTTAGCTCAGATACTTGCTGATGCATTTAGATATAAGCCTACAACACAGGAAGCACAAATTGCTAGCGCAGTTAATGAAGAATTTAATGAAACAGAACCTATGAAAGTAGTTGAAACTATTTCAAGACTACTTCAATTTACTGATGAGCCCTTAGAAGATGAACTTTTAGAAAATTAATATTATGCAATGGTCGCTAGAAAGAATTTATAGAGAGCAAGTTAACGGTAATATACCTCCTCGTAAACATTTAAATGTATTAGGTGAAAATACTGAGCAAAGCGAATGGGATCTAACCTTAAAGGGAGGTACAGAAAAGGGTGGAGGAAGAGGTAAGAAAAAAGTCCAAAAAAAAGATGCTAACGGTAAGCCTGTAGTAGATAGTGACGGTCAACCAGTGTATGATATAGTTGATGATCCAAAATTTAAACCAGAAACTAAATTTGTTGATGCACCAACTGGTAGTAAGGCTGATTTTACTTTTACCATAGATGATTTAGAGGAAATAAATGCTTTACAACCTGAAGTAAAGCATAGGATTAATAGATTGTTGGGTAAGAAAGATACTCAAAAGAACTTTAAAGAACTTTTTAAAGGTGGTTTATCCGGTATATCACCAAAGCTTGAAGATGAATTTATTGAAGCGTTAATAGTATCTGATGACATTACTTCAGATGATATGAAAGCCTTATACGGTCAAATTAAAGACGGTACAGCTATAAATGTAGATAAAATTTTAAATGCATCTGATGGTCAAGTATTTTCTTATAAAGATATTTTTACAGATGAAGGGCTTAAAGCGTATATTGCTGCTAAAAAAGTAGGTACTGGTGGAAAGCAAGCTGGTCCTGGTGAAGCAGCACTTGCTGCTCTATCTCCTAGCATTTCGCAAGAAGGTAAGGGGGATATTAATATAGCTGGAAACTTGGTTGAACTTAAAGAAGGAGATGGACGTATAGGATTAGAAAGCAAAAATCCTACTTCAGGAAAAATAAACAGTATATTTAAAAAATATCTAGGTGAGAATTGGAATCAAAAGCTTAAAGATGCTGCTAACGAGAATGTTCATAATTCTAGGCCAGGTCAAGCTACTCTAAATATCGAAGGACTGTGGTATTTAATGAAAATCTTAGATAAAAATGAGAAAAACGGTAATCTAAAATTACCGAGTGGTTACGAAAATAATCTTCCTAAAGAATTATTTGAGGAATTTTTTACTGATGGTAATATTATTAATGAACTTGTTAATTCAATAAATGCAAAAAGTTTAGGTGGGTTTACAAAAGATTATATAAAGAGCTTGTTTGATAATTATAAGCTTAGTAAAAAATCTGGTGAAGGTGAATGGGATATTTTACTTGCTATCAATACTACTAACCCTGATAGAGGTGGAATTGCTGTAGTAAAGTCGGGAGACCAATTACTAAACGTTAGAGCAAAGAGAAGTTTACCATCAATTATAAAATCTGGTCCAGCTGGTAATAGAGATTACACATATGCATTCTCACCATATGGGCCTGAACAAGATGAAGAATATGAAAACATTTAAATTATATTTTGAACAATACGAGCTCTTAACTGAAGCTAAGGCTAATACCCACCTTACACATTTAGAGGAGCTTATTCTTACTAAAGGTGAGGGTGGCTATAAGACTGCAAGAGGTTTTATAACCGATTTGCTTTCACATTTACAAGGTAAGAGTAAAAGGAAAGTAAATACATCAGTCAAATGGGATGGTGCTCCTGCTATTTTTGCTGGTAAGCATCCAGAAACTGGTAAATTCTTTGTAGGTACTAAATCTATATTCAATAGAGAGCCTAAAATTAATTATACAGATAATGACGTTGAGATGAATCATGGTCATGCACCTGGTTTAGCTGATAAATTAAAGAAAGCTCTTAAGTATCTTCCAAAGCTTGGTATTAA